TTGCTTTTGCTCTTGGCAAACATCTATCAGGGTTTTTTTTTATCTTTGCTAGTGCCACATGGTCCTTTGATAGAACCATCTGTCCCTATACGAACCCAGTTTTGTTCACGCCATTGTTTTAGCTGTCCCATTACCTTAGTCTCTCTTTCATAACAATACCTTGCCCACGTATGCTCACAAAACCGCCTATAGATTTTTTAACTCTTTTCTTTTTCTTAGAACCTTTAGCATAGTTGGGATCTTTGCAATATTTTGATGCGGCCATATTTGCATATGCAGAAGGATATGTATCAAAAGTACGCTTTGCCCAGGCCTTACCCTCTGGACAAATCTTACCGCCGCTTTTTGCTTTCTTAGCCATTACTTGATTTTACCAGCTTTTTTTCTAATTGCATCTTTCCCTCTTCTAAATATTTCTGCCTGTCTTGGCTTGCCACCATACCTAGATCTTTGTTCCCCAACGGTCAGTATCTGTATTTTTCTTGCAAAGGGTTTACTTATTTTTTTGACTTTCGCTACTGTATCCCTAGCATCTTGTATAGATGCGTATTTAATAGATACGGTATCTTTAGGATTTTCATCCGTATATAGTCTTCTATCGCTACCTTTTGGTTTTTTTCCTGTTCCTACTTTTGGGTTTTTTCTTGGCATTTGTAACTAATTTCTTCAAAGTTTTTGATTGTTTTTTGTGCATCCTAGATGCTTTATTCAATTCTTTTGAAACTTTATTTATTTTTTTTAACATCTCCATTGTCTCCTTGACCAATAATTTGCTTTGGTCCTATCATCGCCAAGATTTTTACTCCTAGCACAATAAGCTTTACGTTTTTTTGGGTTGTTGGGATGTGCGCCTAATTTGGGATCGCCAAAGGTGACGCGTTTAATTTTTCCAGAAGCAGGTACTCTAACAAAAACCTCTCTAGTTTTTTTACCAAACCCAGGAGAACCTTTTGAGATTCTCCTTGGTTTATTCAGAGTTACTTTTTTGCCTCTATACTCTGCCATTAATAGTTTTTGTTAAGAACTAATATTATTGAGTAAGCATCTCCGCTTGAGTGTCCAACGGTTGTGAAATCAATATCACCGGTAACACCTGATCCAGCGTTATTTGGTATACCGCTAAATCTGTCATCGTAATATTCATCTCCTGTGCTATCAGCGGGTAAGGGTATTGCTAAAACGTTTGTGCTAGCATCAAACTCAATATCAACACCCATACCTCTAGTTGCCCAATAAATTCTAGCGATAGAGACTCCAGTACAAGACTCTCCTGCACCGTTTGTTGTTAGTGCAGAAACATCTACCTTCTTTACAGAAGATTCTCCTGTACCGTCTGATTCATTGGTGAACTTTAAAATAGCAACTCTATCACCATCCTGAATAGTCTGGGAAGTTACTGTATCAGCCATTATTTACTCCTATCTTTCGCAGATTACGTTTATGTAATCGATTGTCATAGTTTTAGCTGCTGCTTCACCATTTTGAATACCGAAAGATACGGTTAATTCTTCATCATCTGGTAAGTTAGTGTTCACTACACCTACTGGTGCGGCAGATCCTATAAAGTAAGATACTTGTGAAGTATTAGGATCTATAAAGAAACCAACGTCTACAAATGTATCATCAGCTAAAGTAGTAACCGCTGCTGTAGTAGTGTCAGTACCATCTTTTTCAATATGAAAATCTAGGTTTGTGTCACCATCGTCTTTCATAAAGTAAACACCATCAGAAACAGCAAGAGGTGTTGTATCGGTTATTTGTAGGCCCATAACAACATCTGATTGCGTTGCATCACTTACTTTAAACCTAGCATTAAAAAAAGCTCTTTTACTGCTGCTTAGTTTAAATGATTCACCTTTTAATTGTAAAAAGTCTAAATCATTATCACCTGCTGCATTAGTAAGCAAAAGTTGACCGCCTGCTCCAGAAGTCAAAGCTTCTGTAGCTGAACCTGTACCAGCTTCAGTTGTAGTGATTGTGAAATCGCCAGAAGCGTAAGTCATAAAATCATTTGAGTATTGATAAAACAACGAACTGGACGGGTTTACCAAGAACATAGGAAGATCCTTCTTATGTTTGGTGGACTCGCTGTTACCAGCGTTAAGTATTAAGTTTTGGAAATGTGGATTAGCCATCTTGAACTCCTTATATTTGTATTAATGGAAACCGTAAACGGCCCTCATCAAGCTAATTAATTTTAAACCAATTTTAGTTTACACTTGAAATATAAATGTCGCAAGAAAAAGGGAGCCGAGGCTCCCTTTCTTAATTGTAGTTGAGTTATAAACGCTACAATCAATCGTTCATTAAGCTCCTTGAGAACCGAAAACAGCTCTGAAGTTAGAATATCCGAATGAATATCTTTCTCTAGCTTTGTATCTCATGTTTCCAGTATCGAAATCACCTTCTAATGCAGTTTGCATTGGAGATCTTTCAAAATACTTAAATCCATCAGGACAGTCTGTTTTCAAGAAGAAAGCATCTGTATCTGTTAGATAATGATTTACAACATAGCCATCAGGAATCATTCCCTGATTTCTAATAGAGTTAATGTCATTGTCAGATGTTCCTACTCTCCCTGGGGTTTGTAAGAGTCTGTCAGCAACAAACTGCAACTGAGGTGGAACAATTAATTTCATTCCTCTTAGTGCAATATTTAGACTTCTATCATCGGTAAATGTAGAGATACTAATTAATGCATCTTCAAGAGAAGTTTCATTAAGGTCCGCCATAGTTGTAGCTCTATTGGCTAGAGTACCACCACCACCTAGCGGGTGATCTGTAGCAATTAATACTTTGCCATCTCCGCCTGTTGTAGAGAACGCATTGTTCAATACAGCAGCAGCTTTGATTTGCTTTGTATTAGCCATAGATCTAGCTAGTGCTTTAGTGTATCTAGCACCAAGACGATCATACAGATTATCTTCAACAGCTTCTTCTGTTAGTGCGAATGCCAAAGCAACTGTCTCGTGAGTATAACGAGAAGTATAACCTTCGTTAGCTGTATCAAATCTGACACCACTACCTTCTGATTTTACTTCAGCATTACCAAACCCAACGATCAAAGTTTCTTCTTCAAACGCTCTATCAGAACTCTCTGTATCAAAGATTTCTGCATGCTCTGCTTCATACCTAGCATATTCCATGCCGAACAAGGCATTTAAGCCTGGCTCTAGTTCTTTCGCTAATTGCGATCTATTTATTGCCATTATTAAACTCCTGTAGGATCAACATAGAAATGCTCATTAAACTTCACTATAACATTCACATTAGCTGAACCTGTAGTACTATTATCTGGATCAGAAGAAAAGCCCATAATCCTAAAAGTCGCAGTTGTTGCGGCTGTTGTTCCAGATAGTTCTACTGCTGACATACCAGTTTTGGTAGATCCTGCGGTGTAAGAAATATCTGCATTTAAGCCTACATCAGTCTGCGCTGGAGAACCGGCACTCTGAATTTCAAATACAGCATTAGGGTCATCTATTACGAAAGCTACAATATCAGATGCTACAGTTCCATCGGGGAAAAAAGATTTGAATACAACATCACCGTTTGTATCGGTAAATTGACATCCTCTAAATACACCTATGGACTCATCACCGGCAGCAGCTACAAGTATAGTACCTGCATTGGTCATTTTAACTAAATCACCTGAAAAAATATTCCCTGAAGCACCAGAGGCAATTTTGTATTCTGTTAAACCGTTAGAAGTTACACCAGAACCTAATTTGCCTACTAATCTTGCTCCAAATGGGGCATCTTTATTAGCCATAATAAGTTACCTATATTATTTAAAATTAATAAATGATGGTCAACTTCGCTGACCACCTCCAAAAGTTACTTTGCTTGACCTCTCCGGGTTCAAGATTGGAGAGTTTGGATCTGATTCCCTTAAAAGATCATTATCTACAGCGTCTTGCTGTGTTTGCGCACGACCTTCAAAGTAGGAGTTTCTTTCTTCGCGCGTTTCATTAGGAATCTTAGCCAGCAGCAAACCGCCAACTGACACTACTCCTGCATGTTTACCGTCATCTAAGGTAGGAAGTTCGAATCCTTCTAACTCATCGGCTCTAACAAGATCGAAACCTTCTCTTAGCCTTGATGTTACATTTTTTCTATCTTCACCGCCTGCAAGTTCGGCTCTAATCCACCTGTAAGTATAACCTTCAGGGGCAGGAGGAGTATCCAACATTGATGGTGGACTCCATGGTTTGCGAGCAACTTTTTTAGCTCGAGTGTCGGCAGAACGTGGTGTTCTGTTTATATCTTTTTTATCTTCTGTCATAGTTTTACCTTTTAACATATTTAGCGTACTCATCTAAGGGTACGTTTAATCTTTTAGCCATTTGTACTTCTGAGGGAGACAATTTAACTTGTCTTTTATTGGAGCTAGCATTACCAGCTACCCTACCCGCTGAAGCCACTTTTTGTTGAGGCTTAGATTTAACAGAAGATTCATTAAACTTCTGCGGGAACTCTTCACGAATCCTCTTATCAACCTCACTATAGTACTCTTCCGAACCAAGGTCAAACCCTTCACTTTCTAATTGTTTGTTGATTGCCATAGCACCCATAGTCATTACTTCGTCTTGACCAAACCATTCGTTATTTTCAACCCATTCTTTATCTCTTCCAACTAACTCTGGAACAGTAGCTTGTTGGGTTTGATTTTGAGGGGCCTGATTAGGATAGTAATTTTGATAGTCAACTTGTTGCTCTTCTTGTTGCTCAATAACAACCTTAGATTCTGATACTTTATTCTCTTCTACGGCTATCTTTGCAAGAACTTCTTGAGCTTTTGCAACCTTGTCATAATCTGCAACTTCATGTGCATTTTTCAAAGCTCTT